TCTACCCCATCTTGTAACTGAACAATATTTACATGACATTGCGCCAATACACCTTGATCTTGTAGTTCGCTGGCAGTAAGTTTATTAATTACAGGACCCAGTGATACAAATAACGCTTGATTTTCAAATTTAGCTTTAGGTATAGTTCCTGTCAATCCCCAGCGAATAGGTATGTTAGACATTACACCTGTGAGCAATGTTTTTAATGCATCTGCTTTAGCTTGGTGCACCTCATCCACGATAACACATATTACATCTTCTAAAAATTCACCTATAGGTATTTCTGCTTCATGTGATTTAGTCTTTTTAAGCATGTTGTTCAAACTTTGCCAAGTACAGATAGTATGTGTTTTACCTATTTCTTTCCTATCTCCAAAATATACACCTACATCAAGTCCAATATTTTTATAATCAATTTCTGTTTGAACTACCAGTGATTTGTTAGGTACGATTACAATGCTACGGCCATATTGTTCTACACTATAACTCAGCGCAGCAGTCATAATAGTCTTACCTGCACCAGTTGCGACCTCTTGTAATGATTGTGGATTGGCAAGAAAGTTATTGATGATACTAACTTGATAATCACGCAACACTATAGGTTCACCTACCTTGGGATGACCTTTGGGCCACATTTTGTGCTGAAATGTATTTTCTGACACTTCGTTGAAACTAAAGGTAGTGGTATAGGTTCTGAGGTCTTCTAAGTCAACATCATATCCCGCACGATCTAATACAGGTATGATTTCACCAAGCAAGTTTATATATGTAGAACCTGCCAATGAAAAATAACTTATCTTACCATTCCACCTACCTAATCTAACACTAGGCAAGTATCTGGCTCCAGGGATCTCATATTCAAACATCTTTAGTAATGCTCTACGCTCAGATAGGTCTAACCCTTCTATCTTACAATTCACTTCATCTTTAACTATAATTTTACAAGTTTTCATTTTAAAGTTACAGGTTTATTATTTACCATTGTAATTATTTTGGACATACACTGTATTTCTGCATAAAGGGTATCTGCCATACCTTTAATTAAAATTGGGTTGATGATACCCTTTTCTTTAGGGTTAGGAGTTTTACGCCAGGCTGAAGTTTCATAAAGAGGTATATTAGTTTTAACAATTAGTTGCTTTAGTGTTGCCCAATTATTATTGTCTTTGTGTTTATGTTCCAAATATATGCCATCACATTTTATTTCAACTAACCAATTTACCAATGTTTCACTATTAGCAAAATCAACAACAGGATTGAATGCAGCAGCAAAAAGTTGTATAGGTGTTTTTGTTATAGCTTCATCAATATTTATTGCATGTTTACTTAAATAGTTTAATATAAAAGGATCATCGGATAATTCTATGTCAGTAATTATATTGTTTATGCTTTCATTGGATGCTGCAATGATATAATGATTGCCCACTTTTGTCAGGGTAGGATTCCAATATTTTATGTTATCATACTTTACCAATTCATCTAATAGTCCTATGATGATAGGGCAACAATGTATTGTGTTAAAGTGTTTAAAGGCTGATGTAACAATCAATTTTAAATATGCAGTATTGAATACTACTTGATACTGTTTTTTAGTTTTGTTCCAAACGAAAGCTTCACTGTTGGGTAATTCACGGAAATCTTTTAGAAATTTTGTATTGTAGGGGCAACGAAAAATTATTTCCCCATCAACCAAAGACAAATTCGCATCAGTATATTGTGGGCTACTTTCAACTATAGTAGAACCCCAGGGAAGTTGCATAAGACTATTTACATCAAATCCCATCTTTGAAAATTGTCTATCATATTTCCGTAATAGGTGGTTGAATAAACCTACCTGATTGGTGGTTATGTTAGCTTTGGATTGTAAAAGGTATTGAATATTGGCAAGAAATTTAGAATCTTGTCTGCTCAATCTTATGGGTCCACCTGTCATAAAGTGGACTAACTGTTTAATTGATGTATATTGTTCTGCCATAGGCAGATTATATACTATTCAATGACACTTAGCAAGTATTTAGGTAATAGGAAAAGGGGCCATCGCCCCTTTTCCTGAGTATGAAACTATTACCGTTTCATGCAAGTCGCCGCAGCCAGATCGCGCCAACCTGTAGCATCGATCTTAGCCAGATCCGCAATCTTCAGTGCCATACGCATCGAAATCTCGCGCATCTTATCCTTGTTGTCCCACATGAAGTCGAGGATGCTTTCCTCGGTTGCCTTGTCGAACCCATAGTCAACGAACAGACCAGGATCGGCATCACGGTGAACCTGACGCACTCGCAGCATGGCGTCACGGGCAGTGTCGATAGTCAGGTCGATGAAGTGTGACCGCGATTGCAGAGCATCCAGGTGAGCCTGAATTTTCTTGCTACGCCGACCTTCAAAGTCCACATTGGTGATGAAGATGATCGACCCTTTGAAGTCGAATGCGTTAGGCACACCCTCTTCGCGGAGGAGGCGTGAATCCTTGTTGTAAGAGATACGCCGATTCTTACCCGAGTCCAGCGCACCCTTGAGAATGTTCAGGGCGTCCTGATCTTCCCAAACATCGCAGTCATCGAACACCAGAATGTTCTTAGGATCCGAAAACTTGTAGAGTTTAGCGAACAGACCGATACCAGAGATAGTACCCTTGACAATCTCATACCGAGCCTGCTTACCATCCTTCTTGACCCGCTCAAAGAGCGTAGCCTTTTCCAATTGTTGCATGATGCCATGAGACTTGCCAACACCCGGAGGACCGGTGACGATCATGGCGCGAATGTCACCGTTGATCGTGGCAGCGGACATTTTGTCCAGCACACAGAAACGGTTAGCGATACGATTCATCGCTTGTTCATCGGTCTCGGTGACCTTGGGTTGAACCTTGAGGGTATTTTGTGACACACTGTCTCCTGAGACAAATTCAATCATGCTGATATTATCTACTTTTACCTTGACCGTGTCAATAGCAACCGGGAATTGTCCCTCGTTTTTCACGGTGACATAGTTACCTTTTTTCAGAGTCTGGTAACCTTTGACCAGCGTGAAGGTCTTATTGACCACAGCCTTGTTACGAAACTCGCCCTTGATGATCCGAATCACAGACATTTATTACTCCGTTGTTTCAGTGTATAAACCATATTATACACCCAAACCGATTTATTGTCAAATTACAGGGTTTCTAGGAACTGGCTCAGGTCTTCGTATTTTTTGAATACTTGACTACCATGCCTGCTGGTACGAACAATGATGAAGTTACGGTTATAGATTTCCACCGTAGCGTCCAGAGACCGTGCGCGCCCAAAAGTTACTGACTTATATTTGGTACCATTTTTACTGGTATGAGTACCTGTCAGTACACCATAGGGCGCGTTAAAGTTTTTTGCTTGAGCCCAGGACTCGATGGTGTCCTGGATAGTTTGGCTATTCATAGTGATACCCACGATAGTATCAGTTATTAGGCAGCCTTAAGCATGTTAGCCGGCACACGCCAGTTAGTCATGCCCGAGCGCACATGGATGAATTTGCGCTTGACATCAGTGACCTCACCAACCACAGTCTGACCAGTGCGGGTCGAAACAAACTGAACCTTGCTACCACGAACCAGCGTGAATTTGTTTTGCTGGGCGAGTTGGTTTCGAGCGAACCTGACTGCCATGCTGATCGAATCCAGCTGGTCATTCGTAAAAGCACCGCTGATAATCGTGGAATTGATGTCCTGAATCGTGACCATTTGTTGCTCCTTCGTTTTCAGTTTCAATACAAGTATTATAGCACCAAACCGATTTATTGTCAACCATTTACCATGCGTGGTAAATCACCATGTAATCGACATTGGGCACAACACCTACGGGGCGGTAGATTTTTTGCTCACCATCCCAACCATCTTCATCGTACAGCTTGTCCTCGGGACCGATCTCCACGAAGCGTACTTCCTTGCCAGTGTGATGGCTTTTGACAAAGAATTGACGGGGCATGCCAATGTACTCGCTGACCAGTTTGAGAACCTTGCGGCTCTTATCGTAGTCACACTTGCTCAGGTCAATAGTGGGGATATTGCTTTCTCGGTTAACCTGTGGACGGACAATGCTAGTCATCTCATCGGTCATTTGGCGATGGCGGGCAGCTTCATATTTGCGGTCAGTGGCAGTGCGACGAAACATCGTAAAAACCCCATTGATTTACTATAACCGTATTATATATCATATGGGATTTATTGTCAAATTTTGGTTCAGCCGTACCTCAGACTGAAGGCTACATAGTCCTTTTCCTGACCAAAATAAAAACGATAGTACCAGTCATCTTCACGATATTCTACATCATTGGTAATGTACGAAGGACAATGAACTTTAGCCCATACTAACATTTCTTCAGTTTCTAAGAACGGTTTACTTACTGAACTATAAAATATATAGCTCATGACCACCTCAACATAAACCAAGCTTGATCTTTACTCTTACGAAAACGAAATACAGGTCCGAGACCGTATACCCAACGCCAAAATACATTTTGAGTTGGGCGGGGAATATGCTCGTTTATCCATAAAACCATTTCATGATACTTGTCCATGTTACCTTTGATTTCTAATTCATTTTGCCAGCCATAAACTTCATTATGCCAATTATCATGTATAATTGTCATATGCCATTTATCATATATAATTGTCATAGCCACCTCAACAAAAACATGGTCTTGTGTTTCTCTTCCCAAAAATCTAAGAAATAATGTTCGTAATATTGATTATTTTCATCACGGCCCCAAGAGCTTCGGCAAACGAATCCTAGTTCACGCCGTTGAACATATGAGATAGCAATACTAATTCCATACTGTTCTATCAGCTTGGGGCGTATATTGTGTAGCCATTCTTTAGAAGTTAGTTTAATAGGAGATATAGTCATGACCACCTCAATATCCAAAGAAATACATCAGGCTTATGTGAGAATCCCCACCATTCTTCCTCTGGGCTGCTACTATAACACAATATTCTACCCCGGCAATTTTTTAGTACCCATTGATGATATTCTTTTTTTGATTTAATAGCTGTTACATTTACAAACCAACGAGATTTACCATATGTACTTTCAAGACACCAAAGTGGACTATCCCATTGAGCTAACCTAGGATCTATTTTTTTCCAATGCTCTCTAAATTGTTTTCTACTAATAATCATTTAGGACCACATTATCGCCGCTAATGTAGCATATTGTTCTTTGCTTTTACGGAATTTTATAGTCAGCATATTTTCAGTTGCATCGTTTCCTGCCAAGCCCCAATTCCAATCCCAACCCTGTTTGCCTACATTTTTTTCCATCCATGGGCGGTAATGATCATTTGGATCTGCTGACTCAAAAGTTATATATGCTGCCCCACCCCAATCGTGCCATCGTGGATCTTCAGGTCCAGGACCTGCGACAATCATACCTTTTGGCCACTTTACATTGATTACGACACCGGGCATAAATCTCCACCAAAGTTTATCTCTGAATCCCAAGCCACTGGGTATACAATGTGGATATTTTCCTTTCCAAAAGAATAAACCTCTTACTTGATTTTTGATCATAGCCACCTCAATTTGAACCACATTTTGTTCGATTCTGTTTTAAACCTAAATTGTTGTTGGATATATTCCCAGTTATCTTTACCTAATACAGAGTCACACCAACCGCTAAGTTGATACCAATCTCCCTTATTATCATACCACTCAGTAGTGCGGGGATAATTGACAGTGTATGGAAATGTCTCGTTAAGGTGTTTAATATATGAATTAGTTGTTTGACCCATTATGCCCACCTCAATCTAAACCACAATGCGTCACTTTCATTTTTGAAAATAAAAATGTCGCCGTGTTTATTGACATTTCCGCCACCATAACGCCAACGAAAGTTTCTTCCACCTTGCCCAAAAGTTTCTGTACACCAATCTATCCTTTCCAGCAATAAATTGTGATTTTCCCGCAATGAATCGTGATTCCAAAGTTCTTTTTTTAGTTTTTTTGCTGGTGGAATTACAACTTGGTATTCGTTGTTACTTTTTCTTGTTATCATTTTGTAAAAGATATGCTAAGTCACACATGCTATCAGTTAAATCAAATAGATTTTCAATTAGCATGGATGATAACTTTTTAAGTCTTTCTTCTGTATTCAATCCACGAAGTTCGTATTCTACTTGCCTAATAAATAGTTTAGCTTGGTTTTGCTTTTCAACTGGAATAGTGTTTAAATATTCCATTAAAAGTCGTTCCTTTTCTTTTAATAAACCCTCTTCACCTTGTTCAAGGTAAATTTTTCTTAGTCTATCAAAATTTAAATCCATATTAGTCTTTTATGTGTTCTTCACATGCAGTATACAGCCAGCCACCTAGCTGCTGGTCGCCTGGCTTGCCACATGTTTCACAAGTAACGCTGGACATTTGTCCAGCCATACTAATGGCACCATCGATATATTCATCACTTCGATTTGTGTAAAACCTCAGCGTACCAAATTTTTCTTTTACTTGTACCGCTTCGATTTTTGGAAATTTAGGTTTTACTTCTGCAAATGAGGCAATAGCAATATCTTTTTCTACACTTTTCAAAGTGTGTTCACTGACCTTACCGTTAAAGGAATGATATTTTATTAGGGCACTTTTATCACCTTGCAATGCCCGTTTAAGGGCACGGTTAAATTTAAGGTCCCTACTTCGTTTTTTCCTATTCCAATCTACATGATTTTGGATGAGGGAGCATAGTCTATCGATGATGTTATACCAGCCATCACCTGTTTCAATGCCCCAGCACATACAAGTTTGCGACATAGGCAGTGTGCGTTGCCGAAAAATTTTAGGGTACTTTTCGTATAACTTATTTTGTAGTTCTGAATTCATTCTTCAACTCCAAAATGTTTGTTCAGGAAATCAAAGGCATCTTCATATCCGTTGATAAACAATTCCTGCATAACTTCTTCTAAAATCAACTCGGCGAACTTTTGTTTATCAAAAAATGGCTCTGGCCAATCGCTTCCAGGATAATATCCACCAGGTTTTATATAACATTGTTCTTCTATTTGTTTGATTCTTTCGTTCATTTACATTCCTTGAGCAGATTTATTTGGACAAGCTTCACACGGTTGCATTGGTTGCGTCATAGCGCATTCGGTGCAAGTAAGCCAAAACACTTTCATTCTTCAACTCCGAAACACTTTATAATACTATCTCCAACATACTTTCTTGCGTTTAGGTTTGGATCATTCCTGAGGTCAATTGCCACAGCATTGGCCTTTGTAGCACATTCCCTCACCATCAACTGGGCGAATTGATCAAAGGCTTCTGCGGCATTAACATTTTTAGTCAATACAATACCATCATGCCTAACGCCTAGTCCCACGCTATCAGCAAGTTCTTGAATTCGTTTGTTCATGCTTCTACTCCTGTTGCTGGGCAATAAGGTGTGTGTCCATTCTTACCGGGGTTTCTGTAACAATGCCGACACCAATTAAAATCTTTAGGTTGGTTCATTCTTCAACTCCAAAGTGTCCTTCAATCATAGATTTACATTTTGCTGCACCAAGGCCAAACGGATCACCAGCGCCGCGAACATGTTCGGAAGCACTATGAACAGCACCACAAAGCATGGTACACTCTCCAAGAATCAACTGGGCGAACTTTTCCATCATTAACTTTACATCAACATGGTCACCCATGTTTGCTGCCATTTCAGCCTGTTCGGCAAGTTTTTGAATTCGGTCGTTCATTCTTCAATCTCCAATGTACTCGCCAAGGATAAGTTTACCTTCAAGATCTTCCAACACCATAAATCTCACCGCATCATCAAATTCGTTGGGTTCTAAAGAGAACACACGAACTGAGACGAGACTCTCGGCAGGGACACTACCACGACCAGGTCCCCTAACTGGATACCACAAATCGTATTCAGTGTTGGCAAAATCGTGATCACCAGTGGGTTTAAACTTTTCTCTACGAACCCATTTCTTTTCTACTAGGGCCGTAGGTAGCAAATTATCGGGTTCATGAAACCCCTCATAAATGTCTAGGATGATTTCAGGTGACCGAGTGATCTCTGCTACTAAAAACCGTTTGCAATCTGCTGTGGTAATTTTGCTCATTCTTTAACTCCTCAAGGTAAATATTGTTTGAACACTTTTAATGCTCGCCGATACAAACGATCATATCGGGCATCCATCTCTGCGTAACGGTTTGTCTGTAGCGTCAGATGCCCTGTATTAGACCACCATTCATCATTCTTTGCGATGGTATAAAAGGTAGCAGCCACACGAGCCTGACGGCAGATTTTAGACGAAGTGTGAGACCTGCCCCCTTTGACAATTTTAACAGTGACTTTCAGGCTCGGCACTTGCTTGACGATAGTTTTCACCATTTAACTCCTTTTGTTCAGTGTATACTATAAAACAATTATTTGTCAAAACCAAAATGGTATTTCATTCTGTCTACCAAACCGCTCCTATTGACATCAATCTCAAATTCGTCAGCCATTTGTAGACATTCCTGCACAACCAGTTCGGCAAACTTCTGCTCAAGAATATCACTAAACTCTTGTGTGGCATCTTTATATTCTTGTTGTTCCGCCCATTCCCAAGCTTGCCTCGACAGTTCCTTAATTCGTTCGTTCATTACTTGACTCCGAAATGTTGTTCAAACCGTGTCATAAACTTACCAAGTTCTGCACCACGAATATCCAAACCTTGTTCATACCAAACTTTACCAAAGTTCTCTTTACATTCCCCGACAATAAGTTCGGCGAACTTTTGCGAATAATAGTCCACCCACTTGTTCATATCTTTTTCAAAATAGTCAGTGTCAATATTGGTTGTAATACCAGCCTGTTCAGCGAGTTCTTGAATTCGTTCGTTCATTCTTCAACTCCGCTAATTTACCTAAACCAAATTCAAGTTCAATCCAAGGACGATCTAACTCATCACTCCATACTCGATCACCACTAACCCAGGCACGCTCGGTAACTTCATCTAACACTTTTTTAACAATCAACTCGGCGAACTTTTCGATATCCAAATTGGTTTTATTAATAAAAATCCCACCAATGGTAGAAACTGATGCTCCTGCCTGTTCGGCAAGTTCAAGGATTCGTTCGTTCATCATTCACCACCTTTTAGTAAAAATTTGTTGCTGATAGCCTTGAAAGACACTTCATGCTCATTACACTTGAACACGATACCTTCGCGGTCTGCTCCACCCATCAATGCCTTAGCTTCGGCCCACTTGAGGATGTGCTCTACATTACATACCTCAAGTACTTCGTCCTCTTTAAGAACGGGTACATGACCGATGTCCAGCTTGCTAGCAAGGGTTCGCCGCTCTACAGGGTTTAGGTAAACACCACGATCAATGTCATAAACATCAAACAGAAAGAAATGTTGACCTTTCAGTTTGTACATATTTTTCTGAATGCCCTCACCTACCAGTTCTCCTTGAATAGCCAGATTACGACCAGTGCTGCGAAGTTTTTCAATCAGTTGGTCACTCTTGGCAACACGCCACAGCGAGTTAGATTCGTTTTCTTTCAGGTTAAGGTTGCGGCTGCAAACTCCTTCATCGTCACCGTCAACATACACGGTCATGCTAGTGCCGTCAAGTTTTTCGGTGACTTCCCATGACAGCGCCTTGGCCTTCCATTCCTCAAGCTCAACCGTCAGATTTTGGATTCGCTCCTGATCTGTCTTGGGAATCTTAGTAGGGAACATACCACGAACATCGCCTGCGAGTTGGGCAGGGATCGGAGCTTCGTACTTAGTAATACTTAAAAATTCTGATGCATCAGCACCTTCTTCAACTTGGAATTTTGTGCCGTCAATGTAAATCAGATTTTCTAGAATAGAGATGGGCAGCAGCAGGCCTTGGCTAACTTGACCACGAAGCTTGACGGTACGCAGGCGCTCACCACGGATATCATTGAATACACTGGGCCCGTCACCTTTGCTCAGGAATGGAGCCAGTTCATGTGGTACCCAAGAATCAATCTCCAGGTATACGGCAAGGTCGCCTACCTTGAATTCACCTTTTTTGATGACCACAGTCCAGCCACCTACCACAGCACACTCGATGGCATCGGCTCCCTCGATAGGGCGAATGTTGTCAATCTTGCGAATCGTTGCTAGTTTACGCATGTTAAATCCTTACTTGTTCAATAAGTAATATTATACTACTCCTGGGATTTATTGTCAATGTGCCAGGATGTGGACACTATCCAAATTTCTAATAGTCTGAGTACGGGTAGCAGGATCAACAGTGATTTTTTCTATCTTACCATTTGCTAGATTATCGTGAATGTCTTTTGCTTCTTTAAGTCCCAAACCAGTTGACATACGAATAGCCTTGATACCCTCAACGCGGTTGACATTGTGTTGGTACTTTGTCAAGTCCAATCTAAGGATTAGCTGGTCATTGTATTCACCCGTAAGTAGGGCAATGAAAATCTTACCCTTGATATCGGGATCAAGTGTGCTGGCAATAGCGTCCCAAAGCCGCATGCCTTCTTCCGAACCATAAGCTTCGGCGATGCTACGCATGAAGTGAATACCAGATTGCAGCAATTCGGACTCGTGTTCTTTAGGAATCGGCATTTCGTTTTATCCGTTAAGTGCGGTTACAACAACTTTAGGATTATTTTTGGGAGCAGCCTTAGTGGTAGATTTAAGGGAGGACGGAGTAGTGATTGTTGGTGTTTTTACCCTAGTTAGTTTAGTAATACGTTGCTGGTTCGCTCCACAACCACCAGAACCAATCATGGTAATTGAATCCGCTGTATTTTTCGCAACTACTGCTAGTCCATTACCGCCTTCACTAGCCTTGAAAACTACAGCACCTTCGATTACTTCATACCCTGTGATATCAGGCATAATACAAATATTTAGAATGATACCGGGGGTTGGCCTAGTGTACCATCCTTCAGTACCATGCGCGATTTTGCCTGCTACAGCCAAGCCACCTGAAATCAGTTGATAAGTACCATCTGACTTGAACTCAATTCTTCCATCTAGAGAAGCCCAATGGGCTTCTCCACCATAATTTTTAATGTCCCACACACCAACGATATTAGTAGAAATATCTACTGCTAATTCGGTGTCAAGTGCAGTTTGCAGGTTAGTAGATTGAAGAGTATTAGAAGCATTATCTACCACTACTTGTGAGGCAAGTACCTGCACATTATCAGGAAGATCACTAGCTTGAATCTTGATAATTCCATTACTAGATTTTTTACCTAAGATAATCCTGCTAGCAGGAATACTACCATAGTTGGTAGTAGGCCTTTCAGTATTTGGGGTAGTGATGACAGATTCAATACTTGAAACGACATCTTCAACCATAGAAGTGTTTGATCCGCATGCTGTAAGCAAAGTAGTTACAGCAACTGCACCAAAAATATTACCAATAGCAAACGAAAGTTTATTAATACGCATGATTATCTCCTTAAATCATTCCAAAACCAAACAATAACGACATTGAAAACTAAAAGAGTCCTTCTCATAAGAACGGTCATTTCCGTACTCACCATATTGGACATATTCTCCATCGATGGCCCTAATAGTAACCACACGATCAGATCCATCGGCAGGTGCCCAAATTTGGCCTACCTGTAGTTCATTGATTGGGTAGATATGACCACACACCAATATTCTACCATTAACGATTTCTGTTCTCATCATAGCCCCAACAGTTTCAGTTCTTCAGCGTTGAGAGTACTTCGCACTTTTGCCAGTGCCTCACGCCTCACATTGTATTGGCGATCTGCTTCAGCCAGTTTAGCGTAATGCTCTGTCACTTGTCGTTCAACTTCCTCAAATTTCCAAATGTAATTCTGCTGGGGTTCTTCCATAAGAGTCACGAATAGTTCGGCTTCGACTGGGTAGCTTTCGTCACTTTTGAAAAGATAAGTAAGGTGATTCAGCCGTTCTACACGGAAATCATTGCCAAGCTTACCAAAATCATATAGCAGATTGGCAAATCGTTCAGGGTAGCTGGCTCGAAATTCATTCCAAGCACCTTGCAAAGCCATTGTCTCCAGTGCCAGTTTTTCTTGTTTAGTCAATCGTGTCATACCAATATCTCACTTAAAAGTATTCAGTTGCGGATTGTATTCCTTGATTAGCGCAGTCTCGCACACATGCGCCTCAGCCTTACCACGGACAACCTGAACCAGACCATACACAAACGCCTCAGCACCATACTCGCGGAGCGATTGCGAAAGAGCCCAGACCTTGTCCTCAGCCATAGCCCGTTGAACATGCTTTTGCATACGGCGATGCAGAGTACGCTTGACCGAACCGCCATAGCCCAGCACGGTCAGACCGATATACTGCTGACCTGTGACCTGATTCGTAATCACATAGATAGCGTGATTCCGATCTGTCCTGCGTTTGCGTGCTTTTTGATTCATCATAACCATATTATAGCAAAATATGGATTTATTGTCAAGTTTTGTGTTTACAGCCCGTGTTCGTAAGTCATACCCAGGCGCTTGCAGGCCTCGTAGGCCGCAGTAGTACGGGCTTCAACATCACGCTGACCTTGCGGCGTCACAAAAACACTGCCAAGGTAGCGGTCTTCCTGACGGAGAGCAAATTCATAGGCTTCGAATGCCTTTTTTTGCTCGGGAGTTTTTCGTTTCAGTTTCATCGTTTACCTACTTGTTTAGCGTATAGTAGTATTATATATCCAAAACCATTTATTGTCAAGTATGCTCAACCAACTTGATTCCAGCCAGATTGATAGCATGTTGGCAGACTTTACAGGGTTTCGCCATAGCCGGTTCACCGTCTTTGGTAAAGCGAGTAATCACTAACTTGTGTGCTTTGTCCCAAGTTTTTGCTTTGACCAGTGCGTCAATCTCAGCATGGAGAAAGATTTTGTAGCCCTCACCCACTGCCTGTGCCGATTTAGCTTGTAGCGGATGAGTTTTAATATAAGAATTCTTACCGATAGAGAGTATTTTACCCCGCTTATCGTACAGAATAGCTGTGATGTTCTGTTTTTGACTCATGCACATAGTATAGCATTATGGGCATTTATTGTCAAGTTTGGGTAAGTACCCTATTTAATATAGAATCCATCATATTTTCTACATCTTGTTCCCATGGCAAATTGCGGTATGCAGAATTTTCTAATAGGTTAGGATCTGTATTTTTATACTGTCTACCTTCCCAAATATAAGTGCCATCCCTCATGGCTTTTAGTCTACCAGTATGTACTTGGTTGATGTGGATAAGCTCATGTACTATGGGTTTAATGATTTCTTTAGGACTCAAACAATCATTTATTCTAAATCTATTTTTAAATCTACCATACAATAGTGTTTCACCATAGACACTTGGCGGCAACTTGACAAACTCAATCTCTATCTCACCAGGTAGGTCAAGTATTTTGCTGACCCGCAAACAAAGATTTATGGCTACCTTTTCCTGATCAGGCAACCAAACACTACCTTGATATATAAATCTTACTTTCAATGTAGTGTTTCACCATCAGAAGAATTCAAGTAAGTATCTATTTCACTTTTTAATTCTTGCTCAGAAAATCCCATATCACCTAGAATTTGAATTAGTGAGATAAACAACGCATGGGTAGCAGAACCATCAACATAGTTTTCATCTGTATTATTGTCTTCAAATTCTGCTAAAAGAGGAATTAGATCCTGATTTATAAACTGACAAGCTAGTAGAATACTGTATTCATATTCCCAAGCTTCATGCTCTTCTTCATCGATACTATCTACTATTTTTGACATATCCCCTCCGTTGTTTGAAAAGATACTAATTTTATTTATCTATAATCATGCAATAGGTATTTTAGCCAAAAAAATGGGACCAATTAAGGTCCCATTTTAATTTCGCAGTTTTTAGATGTCGTACCTGCTGTTCATGATGGTTTTCATCATGATACCCCAAGGGGTAAATTCAGCGGGGTTTGCACTTAGCAAACTAGTCATGATCGATGGACTGAATCCTGACACTAGTGCTGCACCACTCTTATGCGCTTCTACAGGCACATTATCGGAACTGTTGATATTCCAAAATACTACCTGAGGTACATTGTACCCTGCAGCTTGGTATTTGCTCTCAATCATTTCCATTGCACTGTGATCATTCTTGACACATTGATCAAACTGCATGTCACTCAAGATCAATACCATTTGTGGCATGTCACTCTTTGGTACATTACCTTTAACTGCTACACTAAGGATTTTCTCAAATGCACGGTTTAGGTTAGTGTTCATTTCCCACTTGCTTTTATGCATTTGTTGGGCTTTTTGAACTACATTACCCTTAAGGGTAACTAGCTCAGGTGAACCACTGAAAGTCAAGAAGGTATCTTTGAATACACCTTTATTCTTGTCAGCTAGGTACAGACCCAATCCAACTGATACATCAAGGCAAGTTACACCAGTACTTTTACCTGCAGGGCAAGTCATAGAACCACTAACATCAACTAGTGGTAGAATGCTTGCATCGCCTACATAGTTAGGTAGTGCATCCCACTGTGCAACGATGTGATCTAGTTCAGTTTTGGTGAACTGTTTCATAGACCAGCTATTCAATACACCCTTGATTACATCATGTGGAAAAATTGCATTAGCATTCACTTTCACTGACTTGTCGCCACTTACCAACTTAGCAACATACTCAGCAAACGCTGGTGTGTGACGATTGAAAGCCTTTTTGTAGATGCGGCTAGCCTGTGAAGGCACATGGCTGAAGTTGATATTGTCCCAGTCATTGGCACACATTTGAGTCTCAACAACTTTAGTCATGCCCACCAATGTCTTACGGTATTGCTTGGGAGTCATACCAAAGAATTTGCGGATCTCTGCCGCGACCTGACCTTTGCGTGGAGTCCACTTAGCGGCTAGTCCATTATTGGTGCGAAGATGATCACCTAGAATAGTGTATGCTTTATTTTTTAGTGCAGGTGTGCTAAACACAAATAGATCGTCAAAGCGACCTAGTTCAGGCACTTTGTTCAACAGGGTAACTGCTGAATCTGGATCCATCTTTTCTAGATGGACTAGGATATCGCGGAATAGTTGGCGTTCGCCAGCACCCTCGCGTACATCGCGTGACCATAGTGCGATACGCAATGCCAATTCCTTGTTCTCAACCATTGCGGCTGTGAATTGACCTGTGATATCTTTGCCGCGTGAGGCACCGATATTGTAAAACAAATCAACTAGTGCGTTTGCAGTTGACTTGCGGGCTTTCATACCATTTTCGGTACGGGCTTCTTGGTTTGCTACTGCTTTTACAAATGCGTTCATTTTTTTCTCCTTACAGAATGCATTATTTTCAATTTACAAGTTTGAATAAGTTTGTTGCTGTTAGCATTCTAAAACTGATTATAACAAAAACTACTATTAAAATCAACTACTTTGGGTAAACAGGATGACCGGACTATATTTTTTATTTTCTGGTCAGTACAGTTATCGTCCCTGACCCTATTTCATGAATTCTGCATGAAAACATAGCTAGTTCGCTAGCATATCAGTTCTATCGGCGCTGATTTCTCAGTAGTATTTCTACTCCCTCCCGGGCACCTTCTACTGCTGTAGCTGGATTTATTTTAAGTATTTGCTGAAATCATCCTAAATTTTAACGGAATAGTTGCCTACTTTTTGTTTTTATCGAGGAGACTAATCGAAACTCCTCTATCTAATCCTATACATGTTACTAACCTTCAAAGCCTTGCGGCTCCAGCTAGTAACATAAGATTAGCAGTCCATTGTATTAGTTGTTGCTGTACCTATTCCTAATCTTCACTATAGAGATAGTATACTAGAATTGACGATAAGAGTCAAATGTTTTGGTTAAATGAAATTTATTAAATAAAAAGTTGTGTAATATTAATTATTAGGTACATTCATATCCCCATAAAAAGGAAATCCTGTATCATTTCTAATTCTTTTAATAAATTGTAAAAACATACTACAAATTCCATAGCAGCGCAAATGTACCGTACTGAGTAATCCACGGTCGTAACTTTCGGGTACTGCCATAATACTTTGATTGTTTATGGGAGTGTTTTGAAAAGTCCAATAATAACCACTGTTTGTGGTTACATAGTTGGGTGTAGGGCCAGAGGGTATTTGAAAATAATGTGGATAAAGTTTTATATTTTGTATACTAATCCAATCATACATGTCTTGATTACGACAACTTATCCATAATCTTTTATTCTGTAAATATTTTTCAGATACTTCATACAACGGCTGCTCACTACCCAGATAAAGTTTCCCATCAACTCGCCATGCATCAACCATGGCATTAAAGCCATATTGCAAAGCTTTACTTACTTGATTGGGAGTGTTTTCTATTTGAGGATCTTCCCCATGATATAAACCTCTGTATGCTATATAAATCATACATTATTTATCTTTGGAGAGGATAACTGGATTCGAACCAGTGACATTTACCTTGGCAATACCAACTGAGCTACACCCGCAAATATCAAGCTGTACGCTTGATGATATGAAACCCAAATTGAGTTTGTACTACATCACTAATGCTACCGATTTCTGTATTATGTGCTGCTTCCTCAAATTCAGGAACCATTTGACCGCGATCAAACTCACCCAAATCTCCACCAGCTTTTACCCCACTGGGGCAGCGACTACAAATAAAAGCTAAAGTTGCAAAATCACTACCATTATCTAAAATCTGCTTAATAGCGTCTGCTTGTTCTTTATATTCAACTAGAATGTGACTTGCTCTGATCATGTTTTTTCCTTTTTATCAACTAAAATTGGTACCTGGACACGGTTTCGAACCGCGGACCCTCTCCGTGTAAAGGAGACGCTCTACCCCTGAGCTATCCAGGCAAAATGTTTTTAACGATAACACTCAGCATAAGGACTTTGCCAAACACTATCAAAATCAAGCTCTTCTTGCTTGACCCATCCTTTATTATTTATGTGACCCTCGACCCAACTATCTAAAACTGCCATTACCCCACCTGCTGTGGTGCGTTGGATTGCTGTTTCATTTTGTTTAGCATCTACAATCTTACTGTATTGTCTGATATCATATGAACCCTGTTTCATACCTGTTACAGAAATTAGCATGAATACGAAATCTTTATTGGTTTGAGGTACTTGCTTATTAAACAAGTCTACGAAAGTTTGGAAGTTGTCTTTCATTCCCAAATCATCTTTAAGAAACTGCATTAGCCGCCAATGTCCAGGATAACGAAGTGTCTTATAATTCACATTTTTGGCACGGCCTAACCAACTATCAGGTAAAGACCCAATACCACCGCTGGTATTAGCGGCTTCTAGCTTGGCGCCATTCAACATTACATCTTCTATATCAGCTAGTGGATCTAATAAAACTAGCTTATTATCTTTAATTGCGGGGCAGGCATGAATGTATTCATTTATTAACCCCTCAGTATTCCAAGTCCTGTAGTATCCCATGTGATTAGTTGTATTTTCAGGGATAGCACCTACTCTGATAGTGATATCATGTACTTCATCGAATTGAACTGCCAATCTATTGGCAATTATACTAACCATTCCTGGAGCTAGACCACATTGTGTAACAAAGCTTGCATTATCTAATGTTTTTACATAATCAGTAACTTCAATGCTTTCAGTCAAGTCAAAGTAATCAACTTTATTGGCATTGCAAATTTCAGCTATTTTTTTGTTTAAGAAAAAAGGTGTACTAGCTAATACTCCATCCACAGACTTGATAATAGTATCTACTAACTCTAAATTAGATAGATCATTACCATTTGATAAATCATATCCTGTTACTTCAAATCTATTATCTTGTTTCAATGTGTCAAATACAAATTTACCTATATGCCCTAAACCTAAAATAGCTAATTTCTTCATGTATTCCTCATAATTAGTTGATGGTCGGAGTACAAGGATTCGAACCTTGGACCCTCTGGTCCCAAACCAGATGCGCTACCGGGCTGCGCTACACTCCGAAGTAAGATTATTTATTTTGTATTTTTGTTGTTTTGAATTTCTAACAATGCAGTAACTGTGGCATGTGTATGCTCATGCTCTAAACTATCCCTATTAGCTTTACGAATTTTTTTCGCAATAGCAGCAGCGATTAGAACCATGTCAAATTTATTGTTACCTGAATTTTGAACACATTTTTCAATGTCGAGTTGTGGGGTACGACTTTTATTCATGATTACCTTTATTTTGGAAGCAGGTGTTGGAATCGAACCAACCTAATACGGCTTATGAGACCGTCCAGTTCCCAGAACTGTAACCTGCGAAACCCTAGTATAACACTATTTGATTACTATATCAAATATTTGTTACCCAATTATTGATGTTGTGGAACTAATTTAATTTGAGTAATTGGTTCAAAACCTGCTAATAATCCTAAACTACGATCTTGAATAATAGAGAAATTGATTGGTTTTGGGTCCCAATTTCCTGCTGCATCAGTAGCTGCCGCGTATTATTTATCACACAAGTATGAAATTGGTGGAGGTTATCGGACTTGAACCGATCACCTACAGCTTGCAAAGCTGCCGCTCTCCCAGATGAGCTAAACCCCCGAGTAACTATTTATTGTAACTTTTAAAATTGAAATAAAACTTTAGTACTAAAATAGCATTGGCAAAATAGCAAGAATTCCACCTAAAATTGTAGCGGCAGCGTCTAGCCAATCTACACTATGGTTAGGAAACCTACCATTGCTAATGTCTATTCTATTACGAATGTAATCTACCACTTCTTTTCCAAAAGCAAATACAACCACTGCTATAGATGCTATCAGCAACCCACTACCTATACCAAATAATGTTGATAAGGCTAGAGCAATATTAAAAATAACTGCACCATATACAATATGGTTAGCTTTGTCTTGTGGTAATAATAGTAATTTCATAAACTGTCCTTGTTATAAACTGGAGCGGGTGAGGAGAATCGAACTCCTCGCTTTAGCTTGGAAGGCTAAGGTATTACCACTATACGACACCCGCATTATCTTTCGTTAAAATACTTTATGAATTCAGGATCATTGGATATGCTAATCCATTTTCCATTCATAAAATATCTTATATTTTTTACTTTTTTATCTTGTACTGCTTGTATAGCCCAAGATAGTATCTCTACATTTACACTACCACCTGATTCAATCAAATTGTAATATTCAAATCCATTTTCATGTCTAGCAACAAATATAAGATTTATTTTGTCAGGTTTCATCCATTCAGGAATAGATAAATCATATTTCCAGCCACACTTAAATGTCTTGCAAGGATTATATGGTCTTACATCATATATGCCACAACCAGTTTCCCTAATAAAGTTACATTTTTTTCCTGGATAAAATTCGTATCCATACGCTACCCCAGTCAAGTGACCCTCGCAGCATTTTTTACATCCATCGCATGGTCTATCTTGTGCTAATATAGGTATCATATTCATATTAATTTGGTGCCCCGGGAGGGACTTGAACCCCCACCCCTTGCGAGACCAGAACCTAAATCTGGCGCGTCTGCCAATTTCGCCACCGGGGCATTACTATACTTATCTTGTTTTTTACTGCCGCAAAATTTATGGTGCCTCTTCCTGGTTTCGATCCAGGTACCTATGCCTTATCAAGACATTGCTCTCCCGATTGAGCTAAAGAGGCGTATTTTTACAGGATACATTTTCTTCATTTGCAGTGAAATAAAATTGCTGTTAGTATCCTTAAACTTGGAGGAAGAGGTGGGATTCGAACCCACGGACGGCTACAAACCGTCGCTGGTTTTCAAGACCAGAGCCATCAGCCACTCGACCACTCTTCCATGTGTTTGGAGGTCAGTGTAGGATTTGCACCTACGGTATATCTCGCTTTGCAGGCGAGTGCATTCGACTACTCTGCCAACTGACCATTAATATATTGTGTCTCTGTTAAGCCTTCTAGACACTTCGAATGCTACTGTCAGTGCATCAGCACAAAAAAATCTACCATTTTTCTTAAACTTAAATCCATTCAATGTGAACGGTTTTAGTACCGTATCACCATTCCACCAATTACGCTGGGTTTTAATGTAACCTAGTTCTTCTAAACGATTACGAAGTTTAGTGAACTCATCGTGATCTTTATTACTGATACTCACACTCTTATCATGTCCTTTAAGGATTTTTATGATTTCTTCGTGAGTAGGATTACTACGATCTTTAATAAAGTCATGCTCGGTCCTAACTGTGACACCTGTAATGTATTCTTCAGGAAGAGTAAAATCCATATCATATCCTAAATTTTGGCGGAGAGTGAGGGATTCGAACCCTCGAGCCCAAGTTTTTGCTCAGACTGTCTTCTTAGCAGGAAGGTGGTTTTATCCTCTCACCCAACTCTCCAAGTTTAACCGTAACTACATATTGAATTCTGGAGCGGGTAACCGGGTTCGAACCGGTGACATTTACCTTGGCAAGGTAATGCTCTACCAACTGAGCTACACCCGCATTAAATCTATTTATACTGAATTAATTACTGTCATATATTACCATTTTGTAGTACATTCTGTCGCCGTTTTTTCTACGCTGGTAACGACCAAGACCTCAAAGAATGTGCTATAAAATGGTAGGGGCAGGGGGATTCGAACCCTCCAACTTATCGGTTAAAAGCCGAGTACTCTACCATTGAGTTATACCCCCGCATAGTGCATAGAATTGTTTTTACCGTGCCAACTCTAACCTTATGCGGGGGTTAGAGAGACACTAAATCTTACCTCGTTTCATGTCGTTCTCCTTTGAACATTTAAAATATAAAACAGGATGCATTTTACTTTTTTGACCTGTGTGCTACCATTACACTACTAGCCGGAATCGAACCGGGCCTCTGGTTTGGATATGAGTAAAATATTGCTGTTAGCATCCTTAATCTTGGTCCCTCCAACTGGATTTGAACCAGTAACCAACGGTTTATGAGACCGCTGCTCTAACCAGATTGAGCTACAGAGGGGTATGAGTTATGGTATAATGAATCTCCAAGAACTTGTCTAAGGTTCTTTAACCTTATGGCGTGTCACAAATGTCGTTTTGTGTATTAGTAAGTTAAATTAGAAACTTGTCGACCTACACGGCACTTATCTTTTATAATGGGCAGGCTATGTCCCTTATTTTAGACGAAAGACTCGTTAAACCATATTGAAACACACTAAGTAATGACCTATCACATTACACTTACTGCCGATCGGACAGTGCGTTACTTTGTTTCCAAAGTTTTTTAATGTGCTTCAATATGGTGCTCCGACCCGGACTCGAACCGGGACTCCCGAAGGAAGTGGATTTTAAGTCCACTGCGGCTACCTATTACGCCATCGGAGCATTTTTCTTTCTACCTCCCCCATGATTAAGGGACAGTTTTTTTCTATGTTCTATACTCTTGGGTTTGCCCTTGTTTGCTGATCCGTTAGAGTTACCAAGCATTTTGTGACTATTAATCTTGCAGGCTTCCTCGTATCCGTATTTTGCTACAAGCGCGTCCCAAGGACTCTTCCAAGTGCCATTATCTTTGGCATCTTGCACATTTTCTTTTCTTGTCCCCCAATAAAGATGCTTTGGGTTTGAACACTTGTCATTATGACAAGCATGACACAAATCAACTTTAGTGGGTAAGTTTGTATCTAAGTATTGTGCTAACACACCTCTATGAACCGTACTATTACCACCGCGTTCTATGCAGGGTTCAGTAAGGTCTAAGTGGCGAGTACGCACTTCCCTAGATTCATTTATCCAGTTTTCAACTAAAATCATTATCAATCTCCTTATGTTTATTTATGCTAAACACAAGCAAATAAATGATTTAGTGATTACTTATCCGAAATGTTAAAGATCAGTGCTGATTTCTCAGCGTATACAGCATAATACACTATCTACGATTTTATCGCAAGTAGTATTTTGCCATATTGAAATACACTAGGGAATCGAACCCTAACCAGGCATTTGTATGCCTACTCCACTTTCGTGTCTCGGACTTCCTGTGCTACCATTACACCAATGTACTTCAATATGGTAGCAGGATTCGAACCTGCGCTGGAATAGTCCGTCGCACTAGCTATTCCGATCGGTTGCTGCCATGAGTGCGGACTCAGCATTTTACTGCTGACTGCCATCCATAATAGGCTCATCCTCGACCGTGTTACCAACTGCACCATACCATATTGAAACACACTGCAATCATCGCTTGCTGGCATCGGTACGACCCGAGCGTATCCAGTAGTTCGTGACGAGCCGATCCTTCCAACCACTGTCGGCCACCCCTTGGGTAGGGCAATATGTTTCAATGTGGGCTCACAACTTCTACGCCAGTTCGTCACTGGTAGCCCCTTGACTAGCAGACGCTGTAATCATCTGAGGGGTTTATGGTCTAGACCATATTGAAACACACTTCTATGGACTATACTATGCCGCATCGAACCTCGACATACAGGCAAAATGTATTTCAATATAGCAACCCATTGTGGGGTGGACTTCGAAACCACCATTTCGCTGCGCTTTTCCTTTTAAGCTACAATGCACCGGCGTGCCAGTACGGAGGCTTCGAACCCCTTCTCGCTGCGTGTTACCTTACACTACCACGGGTCATCGGAGTCATGACTTCCGATTATGATAAGGGGTAATTACTCCTTTACCATATTGAAACACACTACCCGCATGTTATCCGGCATATCTACAAATATGTCCAACTGTTGTAGCAGTCAATGCAATGTGTTTCAATATGGTTGCCGGTTACGCGTCCGGCTTGCAAGTGTTACGCAACGCTAAATTAAATCACGATCATGTCGGGCACAATCCGAATAACCGACCTGTCTACAGGTTTCGCATTCACCATATTGAAACACACTGTACAGGACTCTAACCTGTATGCCATTTGCTGTTTCCAGCTTCGCTTGCACGGGAGGCGGCCCGTAGACAAATCACAATCAATGTGTTTCAATATAGCTTGTCAAATCATATTGAAATACACTGGTGAGTATCGTCCTCACAGTCACCCCATTAGAGTAGGGCACTGAATCACGGCTCTGAGCCTACTAGCTTCAATGTATTTCAATATAGCTTGATAAATCATATTGAAACACACTTCTATGGACTATACTATGCCGCATCGAACCTCGACATACAGGCAAAATGTGTTTCAATATGGTGCCCCGGGACGGACTTGAACCGTCACTCCTTGCGGAACCGGATTTTGAGTCCGGCGCGTCTACCGATTCCACCACCAGGGCAATGTAAAACTAAATTTTTAATGAGCATTGCTGATTTCCCAGCGTATAAGACATTATACATCAATGCCCATTTATTGTCAAATCTATATTTCATGAGGGTTTTGGGTGCCCACCTATCCCCTTTCAGGGACTCAGAGGATTGTCTCATATAAGAGAGTGCTGACCTGTGTTCACGGTAATCTAAGCCTGGTGCACCAGGATCCGCTACTAGGGACTCAATCTTAATGTCTATCCCAAAATTTTGGCGGTCCCAGGGGGTAACGATCCCCCTCCTCAGCAGTGACAGTGCTGTGTGCGTCCATGAACACCTTGAGACCCTGTTTGGTGGACCGTGAGAGGATCGAACTCTCACCTAGGACGTGCAAAGCCCCCGTGCTCCCATTATCACTAACGGCCCATATATTTGAGACAGGTGTTTTACGAGACTCTACCTGCCAAGCTCGACGGTACGGTTGCACCCTTACCTGCAGGACGCGAATGCAACTATCTAGCGTTTGGTGGAGACAGCCTACACAAAAGGATCCCTAATGTGCCGTACACTTTATCCGCTTATCTTAGCTACCTTCCAATACAGGGAGGATTCATGCTAACGATAAGTTTCAGTCTCCGAAACTTGGTGGAGTGTACTGGGATCGAACCAGTCGTGCCCGAAGGCGGCGGATTTACAGTCCACTGCATCACCATTGATGCTTCCACTCCATATTTTGGTACTCCCGGGTGGATTCGAACCACCGACGCTCTCTAATCTGGAGACGATGCCGGTTATAAGCCGGGTGTTTTACCGCTAAACTACAGGAGTATAACTTGGTACACCCACGGGGGATCGAACCCCGATTACCCGCGTGAAAGGCGGGTTTCCGAACCATTAGAAGATGGGTGCGCTAATATTATTGACCGTTGTTTATATGCTGTATTGATTGACATATGGGATGGGTCAGGCATTCCCGCGATCGGCCTTGAGTTTACAGCTAGCGCGAATTTTGGCGACCCGCGAGAGAATCGAACTCCCATCATAGGTTTTGGAGACCCATGTAATGCCATTATACCAGCGGGCCATACTATTAGATGAGATCACTAACACCCCCTCACACCGCATTCAAAATGGTGAGGGCTAAGGCCGAATTACACGGCGAGCATGGTTGTGTGTCTCTAAAAATTGTGGTATGTTTTAGAATGATGACTGATAAAGCCTAGGTAGGGATCGAGCCTACTCCTTCTGCCGTTTTCGGCAGATATGCATCCTTTACACTTCTAGGACCTAACTTAGCACCGCAGCAACGGGGGTCGTTAGTTCAGTCAACAACCTACTGCTAAGTTGCTGCTTATCAGTCTAAAACATACCATTGAAGTACACTAACGAACCTGGCTGTGGGGGTCGAACCCACCTGTTCCCATAGCACCAGCGGTATTGCTACGATACCGGTTAATGTACATCAATAGTGTCTCTCGACACACCATATTGAAACATATTTCACAATACACAGACGGTCCATATATCTTTACGATACCGTTCTTCGGGCAGAGTAAAGGCTCGCTGACCCGATTATGTATTCTTTCTGCGACTAGCCAAGAAATATGTTTGAATATGGTAGCAATAGACGCGAGAAGAAATCCCATCTTCTTATGCCCTAAATCAGGCACTTAGGTAGAACCTCACGCCACTTACATGATACCATATTGAAACACACTGACCAATCTGGGTAGTTGTGTCGTGCCACTGATCCGCGCAAACAGTGTGTTTCAATATGGTGTCTATTAAGACACCAAGTAATTCTCGGATTTTACCATCTGTGTTTTCTCCACAGACTTCTCATCCCCGAGACCGCCCTCATTATAGCCCCATGTTTTAAGTGCGGGGCAGGATCGCGTTTCCTATGCACACTTACTACTCATTTCACACTACACTGACATTATCTCATACTACTGATTTAATGTCAATCTCAGTTTTACGATACTGAGAAACGATATGCCTGTCAGCTATCAGGCTGCTTTGCTACCTACTATGAAAAACTCTGTATCATTTTCCACCGTTTTTCGCTATCGCTACTCGGGCAGTTGATTTCTTCGTTTTTCACAGCATACAAGCATTATATCTTAGTTTTGATTTATTGTCAAACTTATTTTTTCACTCTGAATCGTCAAAGTTGAAAAAATCTCGGAGCTTGTGACATAGTTTGTTGCTAAGATGAGGAGTATAAGGACCAAGTTCTAGCCAAACTTCCTGAAGAAGTTCGATTGCTTCCTTAGAAGCCTCTAGTTCATCAATTTGACTTTGTAGTGCTTGGAGCGTTTCACGCATCGAATTACGCATACATCCTCACATAAATGTTGGCGCGTCCGGAAGGATTCAAACCTCCGACCAATCGGGTAGAAGCCGATGGCTCTATTCACTGAGCTACGGACGCAATGATAAGATTATAATACAGAATTGATTTATTGTCAAGCACTTATTGATCTAAGGTTGAGGAGTAATAATGTGATTTGGCTCCGACTCCTGGGTTCGAACCAGGGACCAAAAGATTAACAGTCTTCTACTCTACCAACTGAGCTAAGTCGGACCAAATCACACTACTAAAAGATGGTGCCCTCTGTCGGATTCGAACTGACCACCTACGCATTACAAGTGCGTTGCTCTACCAAATGAGCTAAGAGGGCGTAAAACTTTTACAAAACTATTTATTAAACAAGTATAACTTAAAAACTTTTTCTTGTCAATCTTTTTTCAGCAACTCACCTACCCGATCCATCACCATGTCCCAATGATCAATGAATCTATGACCACCTGTTTCAACCACACTAGTCATAGCAGTGTGCTTGAAATATTCTAGCGGAATCTCGTAGGGGATAACTTCATCGTCTTTTGCTACAAACAGATTGATTAGATTGCCATTGTACTCCCTGTCAGTATGTTCGCGCATACTACTCATTGATTCCAAATGCGCCAACTCTACCATGAATTCTTCGTTTGTAGCATAATTCTTATTCGCACCCAGTTTACTACGAAGAGTCTCGCTAGGCTTACAACTAGGGTTAACCAAAATTGCGGGTGTTTCATGAACCATAGCAAAAAAGTTAGCGTAGAAACCACCCAAACTAGTACCCACGAAAACTACTTTTTGAAATTTTGTATAGTTTTCGTATATGAGCTTACTCACAATGGCGATTACTTCTAGTGGGTCAAACGGCAGATCCGGAGCAAAAACATTTTCTGCGCCAAATTTTTCGCGTAGTGCGTCTACTTTGCTGCTAGTACCTGAACTGCCAAAACCATGTAGATAGATTATCATTTTGATACCCAAGAAATACTCATTTAATTACTATTATAACACAGGGGGTATTTATTGTCAAATATCAGGATTATATATTACCTGGAATTTCTTTTGGATCCAGTCCCATACTTCTAAGTTGTGCTTCACCTTCAGGTGATAAGTTAATGAATCCCACGATTAACTTTTCATGGGGTTCACCTTGTATCAGTCTGGTATAGTGAAACCCATCTGAGTTTAACTCTAACAATTTTTTGCTTGTCAAAAATTCAGCAAATTTATTAGGTACTGGTTTGGCTCCCATCTTTAACATTAACTTTTCTGCGGGACCACTTACTTCTACCCAAGAACGATTCAATCTTATGTCTTCACTTTTAATCATCATGAGGTCTTTTTTGCCCTGTGCAGTTGCTACATATTTATTTGTGTCAGGGTCTAACTCTGTTTCTGTAGCAGCAGCAATTGACTTCATGTTGTTAGTTTTTGCTACTGGCTTATATATGCCTAATGCAGTTATTGTGTCACCACGCTGCACAAGTTTCCAAAGTCCAGGTGTATCTATAAGTTCTTCGATATTGGCGGCACTTTTAAATCCACCAACTTTTTGATAGGAACGATTTAATGTATCCCAAACTACATCAGCATATTTTGCTTTTTGTTCAGGAGACCATAAATTTAGTATTCGTTCTGTTAAAAATTCAGTTGATTTCATATATCTATTTATAAAAATAGTTAGTAATCATACTCAACCTATTTTATCCTTAACATGCGACCAAATGAAGTCGTATATCCTGTATTGCCAAACTGCACCAGGGTGATGACTATCCCTTGCTCGGTGTGGGCGATTTTTAATATTTTCTGGAATTTCTATGCTGGGTACAATGTCTGGTTTCATCCATCCTGTATTGGGTAATGGGATGTAATTTACCTTATCAAATTTGTTAAAGATGTCTGTTTTTTTATTTTTATCAATAACTGGGTCTTCTGTATCCAAATCAAAAATAAAAATATTCGTACCTAAGTTAGTTGCAACCGAATTTAATATCATACCACTACGCGCCGTTTGTTGCATTGCATAGTCTGTATCAGAGAAAATTCTAGTCATAGTTTGAAAATTGGTAGAAGGTTTATAAAGTTGTGAATGCATTGGAAACCAATTTTCAAAACTTGAACTTTCAAAACAAAATTCCCTTCTGAATATCCCGCTCATTAAGTGAAATACATATTTTGGTTTTAGTCGAGGTCCGTATTCATAAAAACATCGGGCTGCATAATCAACGCCTGTGCCACCTTTACC